TTAAATTTTAAAGGACAGACATGGGAAAACCATTTGACGTAAGCAAGTTCCGCAAGGAAATCACAAAAAGCATTGATGGACTCAGCATCGGCTTTAACGATCCCACAGACTGGATCAGCACAGGCAATTATGCCTTGAACTACCTGATCTCGGGTGACTTCAATCGCGGTATCCCACTAGGCAAGGTCACAGTGTTTGCTGGCGACTCAGGCGCAGGTAAATCGTACATTTGTTCAGGTAACATTATCAAGAACGCACAAGAGCAAGGTATCTTTGTGGTGTTGATTGACAGCGAGAACGCACTTGATGAGGACTGGCTCAAAGCCTTGGGTGTGGATACAAGCGAAAGCAAACTGCTGAAACTTAGTATGGCCATGATTGACGATGTGGCCAAGACCATTTCAACGTTCATGAGCGACTACAAAGCCCTGCCCGAAGGCGAACGACCCAAGGTCATGTTTGTTATTGACAGCTTGGGCATGTTGTTGACCCCCACAGACGTCAATCAATTTGATGCTGGTGAAATGAAGGGTGACCTGGGTCGTAAACCCAAAGCTCTCACTGCCCTGGTGCGTAACTGTGTGAACATGTTTGGTAGTTACAATGTGGGCCTGGTTTGTACCAACCACACATACGCTAGCCAAGACATGTTTGACCCTGATGATAAAATCAGTGGCGGCCAAGGTTTCATTTACGCCAGTTCAATTGTGGTGGCCATGAAGAAAATGAAGCTCAAAGAGGACGAGGACGGCAACAAGGTGAGTGATGTCAACGGTATTCGTGCAGGCTGTAAAGTCATGAAAACACGCTATGCCAAACCGTTTGAAGGTGTGCAGGTCAAGATTCCTTACACAACAGGTATGAGCCCTTACTCAGGCTTGGTAGACTTGATTGAGAAAAAAGAAATGCTCAAGCGTGAAGGCAACAGCTTGGTGTTTACCACCAGCGATGGCGAGATCATCAAGAAGTTCCGCAAAGCATGGGAAAAGAACGATGATGGTTGTTTGGACAAAGTCATGGCTGACTTCAACAACATCAAGACCGAGGTAAGTACAGCCGACGCAACGGAGGAATAAAATGTCAGCAGAAGTAGCAAGCGAAATTTGGGGTGAACTAAAACGATACGTCAACGTGGTAGATCGTATAGATGCTGCCGAAAGCATTGTGTCTATCCTGATTGATCATGATCATGACGTTGAAGAAATTCGAGAAGCCTTCAAAGGCGATTCAGACATTAAAAAAGCTCTAACTGCATACTTGGACAATGACAAGGACTATGAGGAAGAAGAGGAAGAAGAGTTTGATGACGAGGACAACTACAACAAAGAAGATGACTACTGATGTGGTACAGCCGAGTAGTTGCCGACCTTGGCAACATTCCTGACTTCATTGCACATTTTGAGTCAGAACTCACGGATGCCAAACGTGACTGCAAAATTAGCGGCCTAGTAGAAAAGAACATCACAGCCCTGCCAGGCATAACTGAGCACAGGTTCAACCAGCTACAAGAAATTGAAGCTGTGTTGAACTTTCTCAACATTCAACTACGTAAAATACGTACCAAACATTTTAAAAAATATTTAGAAGGATATGCTCGTGCGCTCACAGCACGTGATGCTGAAAAGTACGTGGATGGCGAAGAAGAAGTTGTGGACTTTGAAACCATCATCAATGAAGTGGCACTTCTACGTAATCGTTGGTTGGGCATAATGAAAGGTCTGGATACCAAGCAGTGGCAAATGGGGCACGTGGTACGACTACGCACAGCAGGCATGGAAGATATCACAGTATAACATGACCGACGGTGAACGTTGGCAAAGAGATCTAGAAGAAATGGAAATCTTTTTTCTCTTGTTCTTTTTTGAAGCCTGGGCGGCTTTTTGGTGGTGTGTTGAGCACATTGGTTAAATATCTGCATGAAAATTGTACTTGTAACCGGAGGTTTTGACCCCATCCATTCTGGGCATATTGCTTATTTAAAATCTGCTCGCACTCTCGGAGATCTATTAATTGTGGGTCTCAATTCAGATGAATGGTTAGAACGCAAAAAAGGTCGGGCATTTATGCCCTGGAACGAACGCCTGTGTATTATCAACAATTTAAGCATGGTTGATGAAGTTTATACCTTTGATGATTCAGACGGCTCTGCATGTCATTTTATAGAGCAGGTTCGTGCGCATTATCCCGACGCTGACCTTGTGTTTGCCAATGGCGGAGATAGAACATCCGACAACATCCCCGAAATGCGTATGTCAGACGTTGAATTTGCATTTGGTGTAGGGGGAGAGGACAAAAAAAATTCCAGTTCATGGATATTGACTGAATGGAAAACACCCCAGACTAATCGTGCCTGGGGGTACTATCGTGTGTTGCATGAAGTAGGAGCCAACACCAAGCTCAAAGAACTCACTGTGATGCCTAAAACATGCTTGAGCATGCAACGACATGATCAACGTGCAGAGTTTTGGTTTGTGGCCGAAGGCGAAGCCGCAGTGTACACACTAGATGCAGGAACTGATCACGACTTGGTTGGCAACTTCAAACAGCATGACTATGTGTGGATCAAAAAGAACCAGTGGCACATGTTGTGCAACGAAACAGACACGCCACTCAAGTTGATTGAAATCCAATACGGTGAAAACTGTGTTGAGGAAGATATTGAGCGTAAGAAATGAAGCCAATTCCTGTGTTTGTAGGATACGATCCTAGAGAGGCTGTGGCATACCATGTGTGTGTTAACTCAATCATTAGACATGCCAGTCAGCCTGTAGCTATAATTCCTGTGGCCTTAAACTTGTTTCGAGACTACGATGAAACACACACTGACGGCAGCAATCAATTTATCTATTCAAGATTTCTTGTGCCTCATTTGATGGATTACACTGGCTGGGCCATATTCATTGATGGCGACATGATCTTGCGTGACGACATTGTAAAACTGTGGGAGTTGCAAAATCTTGCCAAAGACGTCATGGTTGTCAAACACGACTATAAAACACGCATGACTGAAAAGTATCTTGGCAGCAAGAACGAAGATTATCCACGCAAGAACTGGTCAAGTGTGATCTTGTGGAACTGCAACAGTTTTCCCAATCGCAAGTTGACTCCAGAGTTTGTGCAACAATCAACAGGTGCAGAACTGCATAGATTCACCTGGCTAGATGATGATCGCATTGGCGAACTGCCCCCAGAATGGAACTGGTTGGATGTTGAATATGATGCTAATCCTGAGGCCAAGTTGGTACACTATACTCTGGGTACCCCTTGTTTCCATGAGTTTGCCACGCAAGGTCATTTTTCATCAGAATGGCATGAAGAAAAGCAGCGAACCACACATTGCGAACAAACTGTCAAAGTAAAATCACATACTGTGGTCCCGCAGCCACATGAGTTGGATGTTACGGCACCTGAAGTCAATGAAATATTTTATGATGTATTGAAATATCGTGTGGATCCTGCAGGCGATTTTTATGGCATGAATCTTGAGACTCTGACCAACAAGATACAACTTTTAGACAACAATGCTGTGCATGCTATAGATGTAAATGCAGGCGATTTTAAATATGCAGAAAAGGGAAAAATGTTTGATCCTGTACTAGAAAGTTTTACCATGGGCTGCGGAGGCCGAATAACCAACTGGAGCAAAAGTGAACAGTCAATGACTCCGGTGGTGTTGCGTGGCATAACCAAACGCAAAGAAATGAATATTTGCCGTGCCACAGGGCGTGACTTTTATTACATTGACACTGGCTATTTTGGCAACGGTAAAAAGAAAACGTTTCATAGAGTGACCAAGAATGATGTGCAAAACTTTGGTCCCATAATTGATCGTCCTAGAGATAGACTAGCGGCCACAGGTTTTCAACCATGCAAGTTCTATCGTGGCAGCAAGATATTGTTGGCACCACCCAGTCAAAAACTGTTGAATCTTTATGACATTGATTTAGAGCAATGGCTTGCTAATGTACTGTTAGAAATTGGTGCTCATACTGATCGTGAAGTGGTGGTTAGACGCAAACCCAGTCGCACTGCCAGAACCAGTGACGACAGTATGGCACATGCACTCAAACAAGACATACATTGTTTGATCACATTCTCAAGTATTGCTGCTGGAGAAGCCTTGCTGAATGGTAAACCTGCTATCACACTTGGGCCTAATGCGGCTGCTGCCTTGTGCAGTCAGAGTTTAGATGCCATTGAAAAGCCTCATGTGCCTACCTTGGATGAAGTTGAAGCCTGGGCGGCACATATGGCCTATTGCCAATTTACCGAAGCAGAAATGCGCGACGGCACAGCATGGAGAATCTTGCAGGGTGGTTGATGTAGTGGTTTACATTAGCAGTGTTGCTAATCCGCAGAAACATTCTAGGAAAATACAATGCCTGGAAAGTTTTGCTGAGGGTGTCCAAGCTGCAGGGCACACAGTGCAAGTGGAATGGGAACATCGTTATACTCCCAGTCGGCTGGCTGTGATCCTAGGTTGGGCCACTACCAACACAGGTGGGCGTAATATTGCCCTGCGCAAACAAATCATACCTGAACAACGCAAGCTGGGATTTCATACTCTGTGTATAGATGCGTCATGCTGGAAGTATCTTGACAATCAAGGCAGTTATTTGCGGTACAGTCTTGGCGGACCTTTTTATGATCGTGCTGAATATGCCAATCGCAACAGTGATGCTACCAAATGGCTGGAAATCAGTCGCACCCTGGGAGTTGATTTAAAACCTGCCAAGACAAACAGTACAGGACACATTTTGATCGGCATGCAACGAGACGGCGGATTTGCCATGAAAACACTGGATCCCATGACTTGGTTGCACGACAAAATACATCAGATTAGATCAGTTAGCAGTAGACAAATTTGGGTACGCCCACACCCGGGCCAATACAACATGGCAGATTTTGCAGCATACACCCGCAAAATGAGCAAGAGACAAAACATAGTTATAATTGAACCTACTCAAAGTCGTTTGATTGACAACCTACAAGGAGCACATGCAGCAGTGTTTTTCAACAGCAGTGCCAGTGTGGCTGCGGTGTGTGAAGGCATACCTGTGTTTGCAGATGACACCAGTTGTGTGGCCTGGTCAGTGGCCAACCAGGATATCAGTAAGATTGAATCGCCAGATGTATTCTCTAGAGAACAGTGGATTTATGATCTAGCAGCCGCACACTGGAGTGACGAAGATGCTCGTGCAGGCCGTGTGTATCAAAAGTTTTTGCCTTATCTCACATGAACAAGCAACAAAAGCAACCAGGTGAATCATATATGGTTGACATGTTGAGTCGCAAACAATTTTGATAACCTAGATCTCGGAACAGTTCTATCCAGTGTTGATCTGTTTTGCAGTTTATGTGTGTAGAGTCTCGTCGAGATACCTCTAGATAAAACTCATTGGGCTGTTTGGCAACAGCACATGGTATTCTAACCAAAACTTTATCAAGTTTGAGTTGAGAAAATAATTCAGCAATTTGTTGATCAGTCATGTGCTCTAGCACGTCTAAAAATATGCCCAGGTCGAATGTGCCCCGAGCATGCTCCAGTATTTTACAATCATTTTTTCTTGCTTGCTCCACAGCCCAGTCGGAGATATCATACCCAAAAACGTTTTTGAATCCAGCTTTTTCAAATCCTTTGATCAAGAAACCCAAACTGCATCCATAATCTAGTATGGTTGAATCTTGGTTGATGAGACTGAATTTGTGAAACACCTGTTGTATTTCTTCAGCGGTCTTTACGTATCGTTCACGTTTGGAGAAATAATCAACATAGTTGTTGGAACGATAGTACTGTTCGTCAAATACTTGTGTCATGGAAAGTTC